CGAGCCGATCGGCAACATCACGCCGGCCGAAGCCGAGCAACAATTCTACGCCGCTATGGACCACGTCCCCATGGCAGCCTAATTTGAGCAATCCAGTCTCCGCCAATCCCGGGGCGGTTCACTGAACAGAACTGACTGGTTCGTGAGTCTGCCCAACGGCTCCGAGATCCTGTTTCATGGTCTCGACAGTTCGGACCGGACCGAGAAGATCCTCGGTCTGGAATTCGCTACAGTCTATCTGAACGAGGCGAGCCAGATCAGCTACGGCGCACGCAACATGCTGCTGACGCGCTTGGCGCAGAAAACAAAGCTGGTCGCCAAAGAGTATATCGACGCCAACCCGCCAACGACCTCGCACTGGCTCTACAGCCTGTTCGAGCGTCGGATAGAGCCGAAAGGCGGCGAGCCCCTGCCCGATCCTGCTTCGTATGCGACAATGCAGATCAATCCGGACGCGAACCGGGACAATCTCTCGCCTGAGTATCTCGCCCAGCTGGAGGCATTGCCGGAAAAGGAGCGTCAGCGCTTTCTCTTCGGGAATTATCAGACCGCGATTGACGGCGCGCTCTGGACGCTGGATCGGATCAGACGGACCTCAGCGGTCACTGAGGAGGAACGCACTGTCTTCCTCGCGGATATGCGTCGCATCGTCGTAGCGGTCGATCCCTCCGGCTGTTCGGGCCAAGAGGATTACCGCTCAGACGAGATTGGCATTTCGGTTTGCGGCATTGACCGTGAAGGTTGCGGCCACGTGCTGGCAGATCTGACATGCCGCACCGGCCCGGCCGGATGGGCGAAAGTCGCGCTCGAAGCCCTCGACCTCTGGAAGGCCGACCGGATCATCGCAGAACGCAACTTTGGCGGGGCAATGGTCGAGCAGACGATACGCTCGGTCAGGGCAACGGCTCCGATCAAGATGGTGACGGCCTCACGCGGCAAATACGCCCGGGCCGAGCCGATCGCCGCGCTCTATGAGCAAGGCAAGGTCACTCATCATGGGCGCTTTCCTGATCTTGAAGATCAGATGTGTCAGTTCTCGGCTTCCGGCTTTCAGGGCGCTCGCTCACCTGATCGGGCCGACGCGCTGGTATGGGCGCTGACAGAACTGATGTTCGAAAAGCAGAGCGCCCCGGCTGGATGGGCGCCTGCACCGGTTACTTTTGGACGATAAGGCTCTCGCATGGACTGGCGGCATCTCACCGAGCGATACGTCGCGCCGCAAGGCCTGACTGTGCGGAGTGCTCGTCTGCTCAATCTCCGCCGTGTGCTCGACGGAACGATGTATGACGTTCTGCCGCACGATTTCTCGGATGAGTATTCCGGGGCCGGTGAGTACATCCCCCTCTCCCGCCGCCGCCCGTCCGTCCGCACCAATCTATGCCGAACGGTGGTTGATGACAGCGTGTCGCTCTTGTTTGGTGACACGCATTGGCCGAGCTTCCGGGCAACGGACCAGAACACGAGCGATGCGCTCAACGCCTTTGCCCGGTGCGCGGGGCTTCGGACCCTCATGGTCGAGGCAGCAACGCGGGGTTCGATCGGTTCTGTCGCGATCCTGGTCGAGGCAATCGACAGCCAGCTTGCACCCACATTGCTCGACACGGCCTATCTCACGCCGCGTTGGGACGCGCTTGGTCGCCTTCTTTCGGTGCAAGAGCGGTTCATTGTTCAAGGATCTGATTTAGCCGCGTCCGGCTATCCGATCCCTGACGATATGACCGGTGCGCTGTATTGGTGGCAACGAACATGGACGACGCAAGAGTGCGAGGTCATGCAGCCGCAGCCCGTCAGTTCGGACAAATCAGCCAGCATTGATGCTGAGCGGTCGAGCAAACACGGCCTTGGCTTCGTGCCTATTGTCTGGATCCGGAACCTTGGTGGTGCACCGGGCGAGGCTGACGGGGCTTGCACGTTCGAAAAGGCGATCGATACCGTTATCGAGGCCGACTATCTCCTTTCCCAGGGTGGTCGCGGCTTGCGCTATGCCTCAGACCCAACGCTGGTGCTCAAGGCTGGTCGGGAAGAGTCCGGCGCTCCGGCCCGACAAGGTGGTGCGGCCTCGGCTCTGACCCTGCCCCCTGACGGCGATGCCAAGCTGCTAGAGATCAACGGTGCGGCAGCTGATGCGGTCCTGACCCACTACCGGGAGTTGCGGGCCCTTGTGCTCGAGCAGCTTCACGGCAACCGGGCCCATTCGGACAAGATTTCCGCAGCGCAGTCCGGCCGAGCCATGGAGATGATGTGCCTGCCGCTCATCTGGCTCACGGATCGGCTCAGGCAGTCCTATGGCGAGAGCGGGTTGCTATGCCTGCTCCGCATGGTCTGTCAGTTCTCCGCTGCTCTGGCTGACGGCGTGCTGATCGACGGCGAGCGGCAAAAGGATCTCGACCCGACTGGCCTCTGTCTGCACTGGCCGCCGTGGTTCGACCCGACCGAGCCCGAATTGCTGGCGCTGGCCCAAGGGCTCGTGACTGCAGTGGATGGTGGTCTGATCGCGAACCAGACCGCCTGCATGATTTACGCCGCCCGGATCGGTGTCGCCGACGCCTCCGAGGAGTGGGCAAAGATCAGAGCCGAGATTGCGAATGGTGAGCGTGTGGCCAAACCCGCCGACGCGGTTCGCAAGGATGCCCTCGTTGGCAAGACGCTCTCGCATCAGGTCGAGGCGTAATCGCGGCTGATGCCGCACCCCAAAAAGAGAGACAGATGTCCGAATCAACCGAAATCGACCCGAACACCGTTCGGGAGCTCGAGCGTGCGCGCGCTGACCTCAAGACGCTGCGTGCCGAACTCAAGGGCGTGCAGGAAGACGCCGACCGCGCCCGCAAGGAGCGTGACGGCTTCAAGGGCCAGATGGAGAAGCAGCGCGCTGAGCATGACGCCAAGCTGGCCGAAGCCACCGCTTCAAATGACACTCTCCGCGCCGAAAACGAAACGGCCATGACCGAATTGCGCTCGGCAGGCGACAAGGCCCTGATGCACGCGAAGGCCGAGGCGATTGCGACCCGACTGGGCGCTCATGACCCGGCTGATGTGGTGCGCCTGCTCGATCTCTCTGCCGTCAAGCGCGGCGAGGATGGTGCATTCGAGGGGCTATCCGAAGCTCTCGAGGCTGCCAAGGAGAGCAAGGCCTATCTGTTCGGCGAGCCGCCCAAGACCGGTGCCGAGCAAGGTACGACCCGCACCGCTCCCGCACCCCAGCCGGGCAAGCCTGAGCCGGTAAACGCCCGCACAATGGCGACGCAGGATTACGAGGCGCAGAAGCGCCAGTTCCTCGCATCCTGACAATCCCTTTCCCCGCCTGGCTGATGCTGGGCGTGACCGTGCCTGATGGCGCAATTCCCTTCCCCAGCATCATGAGAGTGCAATGAGCATTACGAATTTCCCGCTGCAGCTTCAGGCAGCCATCCAGCAGGGCTACCTTGCCCGCGAATTCGAGAATGGCCTGACCTCCAAGCTCGGCTTTCGTCAGATCGCAGACCGTGAAAACGTCTCGGCTGGTATTGGTGAAACGATCACCAAGACACGCAAGAGCCTGAAGACGCCGGTTACCACGCCGCTTAATCCGGCATCGAACACAAATTTCGATAACGGCCTGACGGCGACCGGATGGGGTGTCGAACAGTACACGCTCACGCTGAACCAGTACGGCGACACGACCGATCTGAACATGGTCACGTCGCTCGCCGGCATCGCGAGCCAGTTCCTTGCCAATGCCCACACCAACGGCATTCAGGCAATGCAGTCGCTTGATCGCCTCGCTCGCAATGCCCTGTTCGGTGGCGCGATGAACGGTGTTGGCGGCTATCTGGGCGGTAACACACGCGTTTCCACGACACTCGGCTCTGCCGGAACCACGATCAGCGTTGATGATATCCGTGGCTTTCAACGCATCATCTACAATGGTCAGGTGACGCCAATCGGCAGTGGCGCCGGCATGACGATCACTATCGGTGCCAATGCCTACACGCTCGTCAGCGTTTCGGCCGACGCAACCAACGCCTCGACCGCTCCGGGCGGCATTTCTGGTACGCTGACCGTATCAGGCAATAACATCACCATCGCTGATGGCACGGCAGGTAATGCTGTTGTCTCGTCCGTTGCGCCGAACGTGATCCGCCCGAATGGTCGCTCCACAACCGCAGCTCTCGCTGCCGGCGATACGCTCGGTATCCAGAACGTGCTGGCTGCTGTCGCTGCCCTGCGTCGTAACAACGTCCCGGCCATCAACGGTGCCTATAACTGCTATCTTGACGATCTGCAGTTGCTCGGCCTGTTCCGCGATGCTGACTTCAAATACCTCTACCGTGGCGCTTATGGCTCGGAAGAGTACCGTTCGGGTCAGGTGATCGAACTGCTCGGCGTGCGCTTCATTCCGACCACCGAGGCCCCGCAGCAGGCGGCTATCAACGCTGCGGCCGGTCCGATCCATCGTGCTATCGTCCTGGGTCAGGGCGCACTGGTCGAGGGCAACTTCGCAGGCACCGGTTACTCTGACATTCCCGGCGTCGATACGGCTCTGCTCGAGATGATCGACGGCGTGGCCATGGTCACCCGTGAGCCGCTGGACCGTCTGCGCCAGATCATTGCGCAGTCGTGGTACTGGATCGGCGGTTTTGCGCTGCCGACCGACATGACGGCCAATGCCTCGATCATCCCGACTGCCACGAACAGCTATCTCAAGCGTGGCGTGGTGATCGAGAGCCTTGGCACGGATGGCCTGACTGCCTGATGGCACGGCGTCCGCGCAATCTGTCAGAGCATGGAGAGGCGTCGGAAACGGCGCTTTCCCAGCCTCGGGCCATTCGCCTGACCGCGCCGCACGGCTTTATCGAGAGCGTCCATAACAAGGGCGTCTTTCACTGGCCTGCTGGCGAGGTTGTCACCAATCCCGCCACGGTTGCGCTCCTGATCGAGCGTGGCGCGTCCTGGGAGATTGTGGAATGTCAGGATCGCTGACCCCCATTTCAGCGCCGACTTTTGCGACTGCTCCGCTCACGAGTGATGAACTGGTCATGTGCCGCCGCTTCATGGGCTATCCGGCTCTTGGCGGCATCAGTTCTGGCGAGCAGTCGTGGCGCTTCTTCGCCGCCTACGGGTTCAACGAGTGGCGCTTCCAGAACATGTCACCCGCCGAACTGGCGCAGGTCCGTTCCTACCTGACGAACTGCATCAGCCTCGAACAGGCGATCTACGGTGCGACGGATAATCTCGATACCGATCAGGCGGCGGTCTGGAAGCACAACCGGTCCGAGGTCGCCGACCGGGTGGCCCTTTACAACTATTGGCGTCAGCAGCTTTGCGCGTTCTTCGGTGCCCCGGTGGGCCCCGGCGTTTACGGGCAGGCGGGGCGCATCATCGTTTGAGGTCGAGCATGGACTACAAAGACGATCCCATCATCACGAACGCCAATGGCTTTGCCCTGCCCCGCATCGCCTGGGCACTGGTCGAGAATGGCACGGTGTGCGCCGTTACTCATACCTATGACGACCACGCTTCGCCGTTCGAAGATGCGCCTGTGGCTGTAGCTGGCAAGGTGCCTCTCACTGGGCGTTGCGCTCTCAAGGTGACGGGCGCCGGGGCCATGATCGGCCATCTTGTCGATCGCAACGGCAATGTGTCGGCGTCTGGCGGACGCGAGGCGGCACTCGGGCCCGAGATGGCGGCCTATCATGATGCTTGGCCCGCAACGGTTGCTACCACTGCACCCGAGGCAGAGCCGGAACAACTGCCACCCGAATTACCGCCGCCTGACAAGCCCGAAGAGTAAGCGCCATGCCACCCATTAACCCGGGCGTATGCCAGACCGCTATTCGGCGCCATGTAGCGCGTGGATACGGGCAGGCCGCAAAGCGCCTTGGGTCAGTGGCACAGCAATACCGGCCATCCTGTCTGACGATGCCCTGCGAGCCCGCCCCTTATGCGCTCGTGATGGCAACATTCAACGATGATCCGGAATTCGCGTTCCGGCGTCCCGTCCAGTGGGGCAAGCCGGTCGCATATGGTCTTTTCGATACGACCGATGTCGCGCCGGGCGATGTGTTCGTACTGCCGAACGAGGGCACGTTCTTCATCACACGGTTCGAGCCGTTCCGGCCGGCACAGGCCATTCTGAGTAATGCGACGGTCACTCTATCGGGCGCACCGGATGCAGGGTCAGGGCCGTCCTCTGGGGGCATCTCCTGCCCACTGGCGGGGTATCAACCGGGATATGGCGGGGCGACGGCCGGGACTGTGGTTTTGGCCACTGGCTGGCCTGCATGGATCGGTGAGCCCGGACGTGGCTACGTGCCTCAGACGGGAACGCCCGGCGCACTTCCAGCTGCCGCGCTTCTTATGCGGCTGCCGGTTATGCCCGGCTTTTCCCCGACCGCCTATATGACGGTCGCGACCCAAGCAGGGCAGGCCTACACAATCACCGGCGTTGCTTCCTCGCAATACGGGCATGAATGCCTGATGGTCACACAGCAGGTCTGACATGTCCGACATTTCGAGCGTTGCAACCGGCCTGGCGCAGCTTTGTTCGAGCCTGCTCTACCCGAACGGCACGAACGCCGCCTCACTCTCTGGACGCCGAACGATCATCCAGCGTGGGTGGCTGACCGAGGCCGTCATGTCCGGCATATGCGGCCCTCAGGGCGGGACAGACTATGTGCTCGTCATGCCGGTGCAGGGCGCATATCGCACCATTCCCGAGCCTCTGGGCTGGCCTTGGGGAACAGGGCCGATCACGGCGCCCACCGTATCGCTGAGCGTTGCGGGCAACACAGCCACGGTTTCGGTTGCAGCCGGGTCGGTCCCGGGCGGCAATGTCGGGCTTCAGGTTCGCGCCGATGCGAACGCGCAATTTCCCGACCGGCTGGCTGCTGTCCACGCTGTGCAGTCCTCAGACACGCCCGCAACGATTGCGGCCGCTCTGGCCGCTTTCTTCCCCAGTGCAACGGTGCAGGGGCCGACCCTCACCATTCCGTATGCGTTCGGCCTCACGCCGGCCACCGGCGGAACCGGCACGGCGACGCGCATCACACGGCGTCAGCAACAGCTCTTTCTGGTCACGTTCTGGTCGGGCGCGCCTGAAGGACGCGATGCGCTCGGCTCGGCCCTCGATGGGGCGTTGTCTGGCGTGACATGGTTTGCAGCCTCGGACGGCGCGCAATGCCAACTCAAATTCGCCGGGTCTGCTGACATCGACACGATGCAGGCCCAAAGCCTCTATCGGCGCGATATGCGCTTCAATGTGATTTACGACACCACACAGACCCAGGCCGCAGCGCAGATGCTCTTTGGCGCGGGTGTGGTGCATGTCCAGACGCCTGATGGCCCTGTGATCCAGACATTCGGGTCTGTCATCCCTGACAGCCTGCAATGACGCCTCCTGAGGGATGGCACTGACGCCCCTCTCCTCTTTCTCACTCACCCTTCGAGGATAATTCATGAGCGGCACAACCACGCTATCGAGCGGGGGCAGCGGGGCTGCGTCTGCCGATCCGGCGGCCAGTCCGACCGTATCGGGCGCGACAACCACCAAGCCCGCGGCTGTCAGTCCAGCGCCTGACTACGCCTACATCCCCCGCGAGCCCCTGACCGTGCTCGGCAAGGACTGCCCGGCTTTTGCGCCGATCACCGACGCTGTGACGATCGCTGAAATCGAGGCGACCGGGCAGGTCAATCACTGCACGCGGGTCAGTGCCGCAACTCTTGGAGGCTGATGCATGTCGAGGATCTATCAAAGCGGTCAGTTGAACACGACCGCACTTACTGTGCCCGATCTCTATGTCTCGATCGTGCAGCCGCAGACGCTGCTCAACGGCGTCACATCGGGGCGCGTCGGTATTGTCGGCACGGCCTCATGGGGCCCGGTCAACACGCCTGTCATCATTGGCGGCATGGGCGATTATCTGGCCGCATTCGGCCCCAAGCAGGCAGCCGCAACCGATATGGGGCTGGCGGTCAATATCGCCTCGTTGCAGGGCGCCTCTGACTTCCGGTGTGTGCGTGTGAACGATGGGACCGACACGGCGGCCACAGGCTCACTGACGGGCTTGCTGAACGTCACGGCGCGATACACAGGCACATCGGGCAACGCGCTGTCGATGACGGTACAGAAAACTGCCACGCAGTATCAGGTCACGCTCAGCGCGCCGTTTGCCCAGGCTGCCGAGGTCTATTCGGTCGCCATCCAAAGCAGCGTTTTGGCCTCGATGCAGGCGATTGTCAGTGCGGTGAATGCTGCGAGCAAGCTGGGCATCCTTGCGGTGGTTGCCTCACCCGGTACGGAACCTACCTATCCGGCCACAGTCGCCCTGACCGGTGGCACCAATGGCAGCGCCCCAGGCACAACCGCCTTCATAGGCTCGGACGGCTCGGTATCGGGCGCCGGAACGGGCATGTACGCTCTGCGCGGTCAGGGTTGCGCCCTAGGCGTGCTGCATGGCCTGACCGACACGAGCACCTTCTCGACGCAGGCGGCGTTCGGCCTCGGCGAGGGCGTTTACATGGTCGGCAGCATGTCGGCCGGCATGAGCGTTTCCGCTGCGGTCTCGGCTATGGCAGCCTCCGGTGGCGCCTCCTACGCGCTCAAGGTCATGCACGGCGACTGGCTGTGGTGGAACGACGACACGAACGGGCTGATGCTCGCGCCTCCGCAGGCTTTTGCGGCCGGCGTGATCGCCAATCTGGGTCCGCAGAATGCCAGCCTGACGGCCACAGTGCAGTCAGACAGCTACACGCGCATGACCAACTACCTTGCCACGACGCTGGCGGGCGGCATGGGCGTTTATGTGGGCGCTGTCGTCAATGACACGCTCTTTGCAGAGATCCGCGCGACCATTCTTGGGCTCTTGTCCGGCATGTTGGGTCAGGGTCAGCTGGCGACGGTGAATGGTGCCCTGCCCTACACCGTGATCTGTGATCGCACGAACAACCCCGTTACCCGCACCGCACTCGGCTACGTTCAGGCCGATATTGCCGTGCAGTATCAGGGGATCAACGAGAAATTCATTCTCAACCTTCAGGGCGGCGCCTCGGTGCAGATCGCCTCGGCTAGCGGGAGCGTCTGATGGCCAACATGTTCAATGTCGGGCGGGATTGTCAGGTCGTCCTGCTCTGGAACGGCACCAAGATCAATATGCCGATTGTCACTGGCTTCCAGAGCCAGCAACAGACCCATCAGGTCAACAGCACGCCGCTCAACTCGCCTCCCATCTTCACGGATATCGAGAACGGCTGGCGCGGTCAGTTCGACGTGGACCGCAGTTCTGCCGATCTGGACAGCCTTATCGCTGCGAAGGAGGCCGCGTTCTGGAACGCTGGCACGATCGGCCAAGGGACCATCTATCAGTACATCACCGAAAAGGATGGCTCCACGACGACATGGGAGTACGCGGGTTGCACGGTCAGGCTCTCGGATGCCGGTCGCTGGCAGTCTGAAAACAAGACCTCCCAACGCCTCGAATTCAACGCCAGCACAAGGACGAAAATCTCGTGACTGATACCATCAAAGACGCCAAGGGGCGTGAAATCGAAGTGCGTGAGGTTGTCGGAAGCGCCATGTCGCGCTTGGCACGCCTCAGTGGCGAGGCATTCGGCGCCAATCTCTGGACCACGGCCACGATTGCCCGAGCGAGCGTCGTCTCGATTGATGGCGTTCCCCTGCCGCCGCGCATTTCGTCGCTCAACGACATCGACGGCCTGTGGGACAGCGTGGATGCAGAAGCGGCTTCGGCTGCGATCGAGTGGATGCAGGCCCGTCAGGAAAAGGCTGTTGAAGAGGCAAAAAACTCTTCGGCGCCCCAGGCTTCCGAGACCGGCTCTGGCTCGTAAAGAATGGGGTGCCTTACCTCACGGCAACTGAAGAACTGACTGACGCTGAGGTCATGGCCCACGCGATTGCCTTTTCTGAAATGGAGGGCAATCGCTTCGATTGGGACCAGATGCAATTCGAAAGGCGCGACGATGCGTGATTTCACTCCCGAAGCTTTCGCTGCCTTTCTGGGTGAGGCCGCTCTTGCGGTAGAGCATCGCAAGCGAAGCGCTCTCGAAGAAGCCGCACGCATTGTCGAGCACGAGGCCAAGGCCGAGATTGGCCATTACCAGGAGCAGGCAGGGCCATTCATGCCATGGGCGGAACTGGCGGATGCGACCAAGGATGATCGTGTTCGACAGGGCTTAACCGAGAACGACCCTGGCCTGCGCTCTGGCACGATGCGCGACAGTATCAACCATCGGGTTGAGGGTTCCGAGGTGTTGATTTTCATTGAGAACTGACCCTGGGTTTTCATGAGGAATTGACCCGGCCTGTGGTTATTTCTCCTGTGTTTTATGGAGAGGTCAAGGGGATACGGTCTGTTTGTCTTTTCTGGTTTTT